CAGGTCGTGCACCATTGCTAAAAAACCGGCCGTTGTAGTCTGCTGTCGCGATGCTTGTGCCCACCGCTTGACGCGCTGCGTAAGTGATGGGACTGGGGCTAGTAAGGCCGTCATAACCGAGCGATGGGATGTGAATCATGTCCGATGGGCTGACGATGTACTGCGGCCCTTTAAGCGGCATGACACGATAAAACAGTTCGTCGTCCTCATTAAAAAACGGAGTAACTCGCAGCGGGTGATGCGCTTTTAAACCGGTAACACGTGTAGAGCGAAAAGATGATCGGAGAATTTCTGCAAAGCAGTCGCCGTGAAATAGTCGCGCCGAGGCCATGTATTCCCAGAACACGGCAGCAGAGATATTCTCATCCGGCTGCTCATTGAGCATCCAGAAATAAGGATGGTCAACCCGTGCGCGGCCTGTAGCCGTGCGCTCGTAGATTGGTAGGGGTAACGTACTGATTGCGCCTGCAATGAGCGCTACACAAGCGTAGACAGCGCTGACACGTAGTGCCGTTGACTCATTCACAACGGGGCCAGCGCTACTGACTGCGCCGCCGCCGATTAAGTTGGCCAGCTCCTGCACAGTCAAGCTTTGGCGTGTTTCGTTCAAGTTGTTAATCTTCCCCGTCGCTTCCGGGCCATGGCTTAACCGCCACGCGTTGAGCACGGCAGAGCCCGGCGTTTTTGCCTTCGCCAGTGTTTCTGCAAATTTGCTCATAAGATAAATATTCCGGGTGTTTGTTTTACTTCTATTGCCGCCTGCATTGCGCCTGCGGCCATGATTGCGGCAACGATCAAGTCAATACGACCATTAGCTTTTTCTTTTGAAGGCTTGCGATTTCCAGCATCATCTGCCGTGCATATTGCATTGCTTGCGCACCAGCTCATCACCGGGTGGTTCGAGTGAGCTACTTGGTTATTTAAAAGCATGGTTTCAAAATGCTCGACCGCCCGACTCATATCCTTGTAGCCCTGGCCAAACGGAACCATCTTCGGCAGAGTAATTCCTTCATCGTTTGCCATCGCCAGTAAATCCTCGATACGCCAGCGGTCGTAGGCCACGGCCTGCACATCAAAAAACTCGCTCAATGCTGACAGCCTCTGCGCGACCATGCGCTTACTTACAGCCCGACCCGGCGTTGTTTCCAAATATCCAAGCGTTTTCCATTGGACATAAGGCACTCGGTCTGTATCTGCTTTACGCTGCAAGTCTTCTTCGGGCAACCAAGCAAAGGGCACTAAAAGCCATGGCTCGCCATCAAGCACTGGCTCAACCAGAAAAACTAATCCGGTCAAGTCAGTCGTACTACCAAGATCAAGGCCTCCCCAGGCTCTACGTCCTCGAAGTTCTCGCCAATCAAAATCACGGCCGGCCGACTTCCAAACGTCAGCGCTAATCCACGGACTCTCTGCTCCAGTCCATTGGCAAAAGTTAAGCCGGCGCACCATGGCTTCTTTGCTTGGCATCCCACGCGCCTCGGTAACTTGCTCACGCAAATACTTCATACCCGGTAGATCGGCGTCCTGCAAAGATGGGTTGCTTTTAAACCAGCACGACTCATCCTGAATCGGATCATCACCTTCATCGAGGCTACAGATGAAGGAAAAGAAACCGTCATCAATTAACTCGCCAGAAGCCACCCGCGATCCGTACTCGTGATATGACCAGCATGGACCGAGCTTGTTACTGCCCGAATTCGTAATCATAAAAATCAAAGCTTGCTTACGGCTTTTTGTGCCAGCTCGCATCATTTCGACAACCGTATTGGTTTTGTGCTCGTGTACCTCGTCGATCAGCGCCATGTGTGGCCGTGGGCCTGATTGCCCGTCATCGCTAGATATTGGCCGGAAGAATGAGCCAGTCTGCAAATAAGCAAGGTTCCAGATATTCTGGCCACCGCCGCTTGTCGTCAGCCGCTTCGATAACTCTGGCGACTGCTGGACCATCGCCACAGCATCGCGGAACAAAATCATTGCTTGATCTTTTTTAGTCGCTGCGGCGTAAATCTCTGCTCTAGCCTCTCCGTCAGCAGTCAAGCCCTTTAATCCAATACCAGCAGCAAGCGGCGACTTGCCAGAGCCCTTGCCCGTCTCGACATAAGCTACTCGAAATCGCCTTGTGCCATCGCTGGCTTTCCATCCAAACAGTGAGCCAATAATGAAGCACTGCCATGGCAGCGGGTCAAAGGGTTTACCTTCAAATTCACCGCCATTTAACTTCAACACCTGCCGGTAATACCTGATCGCCTTGTTTGATTCTTCCAAGTCCCATTTAATACCGCGCTTTTTTCCTTGCTTAATATCTTTTAAATGCCTTGCACAAGCATTCCGAATATCTGGGCCGGCAATTCTCACTCCATCAAAAATAGACTTCGCGTAATTTGTACAAGGGTCTTCAAGCAAAGAATTCTTTAAAACTATCTTCTTTGTGGTCATGTGGCGATGCGTTTACTTTTGATCTTGCAGAAGGCGACATTCCAAACTCCAAAGCATAGCGAACCATGTCAGCTTTGGCTTTGTTTGCAATTCCTAAAAGTGGGTTTTGAACAGCATTGCCATTAGTCGTTTTGACCATCAATGCTTTATTGTTCTCATCCTTGTCTGCCATGCGACTCAATGCCCTTTCGGCCTGTGCCCATCGTCCGTAGGCTTGGCAGTAAGCAGCAAGAACAGCGCGGTCTAACTCGGTCATTAAGCCGGTTTTATAAAGCGTATCTACTACACGCCCCCACTCTACTTTAGCGTCGTCGTTAAGAAATGGTGGCGGCGTTGGTTGGGCAAGTTCTACCTTGGCTTCCTTCTTGTTTAGCGCCCGCTTGCCGGGGTTGCCTGTTACCAGCTTTAAAGCTGTTGGCTTTGGCTTGCGGCCCGAAGTCAAGTTATGCAGTCGTTAAAAAAGCGACCGTCAGATTCGAGAGTTGCTTGTTTTCCGGTGAACTCTTGCCAGCGCTTGACGATGACATCGCAATACTTGGGGTCAAGCTCCATGCTCCGATTAACGCGACTAATCTTTTCGCACGCAATCAATGTTGATCCGCTGCCGCCGAACAAGTCCAGTACAACAGCGCCAGGTCTAGTTGTCTTGTCGATAGCTTCTTGCGCCAGAGCGACAGGCTTTTGTGTTGGGTGCGTGTACTCTGCTGCGCCATCCTTGCCGACCTTCCAAACGCTGCCGATGCGCTTTCCAGTCAAATCAGCACCGCGATTAAATACAAGCGCCATTTCATAGTCGGTCGAGAATGTCTTTTTCAGATCGCCAATGCCGCCGCCACCTTTTGACCAAATAACCATATTGGTCGGGAAGCCGAACCCCTTTGTGTTGTCCAGCCACTTGTCAATGACTTTCCAAGTCGTCCAAATAAAAACCCAACCGGTAGAACAGGCTTCAATTACCGGAGTGACATCAAGAATCACATCATCATTTTTAAGAATATCGAACTTTGCAGACTTTGTTCGCATATTCGATTGATAACTCACGCCATACGGCGGGTCAGTGTTCACCATATCGGCTCGCTTACCCATTAATAGCGCGTCTGTCGCATCAATACTGGTTGAATCCCCGCACATCACTCGATGCTTACCCAGCAGCCAAACGTCGCCCAACTTGGTAATCGGGTCGATTGGCACGTCTGGAACAGCGTCCTCTTCGGTCAAGCCTTCGGGAATCTGCTCGGGTGTCAGCGCGTCGATCTCTTCCTGCGTGAAGCCGGTTAGCTCAAGGTCAAAACCCAGCTCGCCAAGCTCTGACAGCTCCAGCGCCAGCAGCTCGTCGTCCCAGCCCGCGTTCAATGCCAGCTTATTATCGGCAATCACATACGCCTTGCGCTGGGTATCGGTTAACCCGGCCAGCATAATCGTCGGCACAACGTCCAGCGCCAGCTTACGCGCCGCCAGTACCCGGCCATGCCCGGCAATGATCCCGCCGTCCTGATCAATCAGGATCGGGTTTGTGAAACCGAACTCCCTGATGCTGGCTGCTATTTGGGCAATTTGCGCCTCAGAATGGGTGCGGCTGTTGTTTGCGTAGGGTATCAAGCCTTCCAGCGGCAAATACGTAATTTCTAGATCGTCGGTCAAGTTCTAACCCCCGGTTCGTTTATCGCGGTTGTGAAAATAGAGG